TTAATAAAAAATGCATATCTTCTAAATCTATTCTCCTATCCCATATTTCATATGTTTTTCTTATCATTTTTTTCCCAAATGATAAGAATCCTCTACTCATAACATTACTTACATAATTTCCTAAAAAAAGAGCAGGAAAATCATATTTATCACGGCTTACCTCCCCTTCTATGAGCCCATTTCCGACTATATCTAACAAGACATTTCTTTCTTCATCTGTTAGTTCTTTGAACCACCAATCCTCTAAATTGTGATATTTAATTACTCCTCCTATTAATTTTTCTTCTTTTTCAAAAACATTAGACAATTTCATCATCTCCTTCATTACAGTATACCTTATAAATTTATTTTTTCAATTTTTTTCTCTTTTGAATAAAATTATTTGCTCTTAAAAAGAAAAAATAAGATTTTATTTTCTTAATATTTTTATATCAATCTGTATAAGATTTTGTATACAGATTTTTTTATTTGACATATTAATAAAAACATGATATTATCCTTTGTATAAAATGAATATTCATAATATACAAAAAAGGAAAGGAGAAAAATATTTATGAATAAATCTCAAACAGAAATGACAGAAAGAGAAGTAAAGGCTTCTAAACAAGAAACTGTAAAAGATTCTGTAAGAAAAGGGAAAATTATAGGCAGTTCCTTAAAGACTTTAGAAAATAATTACAGACATATGCAGGATGAACTATTTGAAAAAGCTAAAAATGAAGAAGTTACTCTTGAAGATATTACAAATACAATGAATGCATTAAAAAAGGTTACAGCTGCTAAAAAAGAAATGGAATCTTTTATAGAAACAACAAAAAATTATGATGATGGAAGACTTTCTGAAATTGATAGAGAAAAAGTCTATTACTATTATAAGACTGGTGATTTCACTCAAGTTGAATTATCTAAAATTTTTAATACAAATCAACCTATGATTTCACGTATTATAAATGAAAAAGATAAAAAATAGTTGACAATTATCACATAATAAAGTATACTTACTATGTAAACGGAATGCTCTATACAAGTCTTAGGACGCAGGTATAGACCCAAAGACGGCTCCCATAGTGATATGGGAGTTTTTTTAAGGAGAAATGATTTTGGATAAACCTTTTAAAACCTTTTTAGAACAGGTTGAAATATTAGATACTCGTATGAAAACTGACGAAGATACTATTTATTACTTGATGAGAAATAATTATTACTCTATTGTAAATTTTTATAAAGACCCTTTTTTAATATTTAGAAGACGAGAAATCTATCGTGATGGGACTCATTTTAATGATTTAAAATCTCTATATGAGTTTGATAGAAACTTAAGAACTTTATTTTTTAATTATCTTACTCAAATTGAAAGATTTTTTAAAACAATGATTGCCTACCATTTTTCTGAACATTATGGTATAAATAATCTTGAAACTTATTTAGATGAAAATAATTATTTTAAAAGAAAGAAAACAAAACAGACAATCACAGATATAATTACTGCTCTTCAAAATATAAAAAATAACAATAAACTACCTATTATTTCTCATTATAATCGTACAAAAAAGGATAATATCCCTTTTTGGATTGTTATACATTTTCTTACTTTTGGAGAACTAAGTAAACTTTTTTCTGTTTTATTTAATGACGTAAAAAGCAAAATTGTTATTTGTTGCCAAGATCTCTTTAAAATTGAATATGGAACTTATTTAACAATAGATGGACTTTTTATAGGTTCATTTTTGAAAACTTGTTCAAGATTTAGAAATGCTGCAGGACATAATGAACGATTTTATAATTATACAGTTAAAGAATCTTTAAATTTATCAAATACATCTGGAATAACAAGTAACAATAAAAAGTTATTTTCTATATATGAAGGTCTGAAATTTTTTCTACCAAAAAAAGAGTATGAAAAATTAACTGAAGACTTGAAAGTATTAATAATAAATTTAGAAAAAGATTTAAATACTAACTGGGAAACAAAAGGAAATCGAAATAATCCTCTTCCAATAAACGACATTTTAAAATTAATGGACTTTCCTAATGACTGGCATAAATAAAAAAAGGCATTATGCCTTTTTTATTTACCTATTTTTTCTATTTCTACTTCTATTTCCTTTATCTCATCCTGAAGTTTTTTTATAAGATGCTGTTTCCTGATTTTCTCTTTCATCAGAAAGGCCTTTTTTTCTTCAGTATCTGATAGCTTTACAGCTTCTTTCTTTTCTTCTATTTCTTTTAATTTTGCTCCTGGATTTTCTGCAGTAATTACTTCTACTATCTCCGCTTCTTCAAACTCTTTTTTTTGGCCAGTCAGTGCTTTTACAGTTCTATTAGGCAAAGATAGGACTTTTTTAGGCTCTTCTATTCCCTTTACTTCAGCTTCTAAATATAAATTATATCTTCTTATTGCTACATTAGCAGAATCTCTGTCAATTCCAATTTTTTCAATCCATTTCCCAAAAGTTCCATTTCTATTTTTTGCAAAAATTTGATTTGCTTCATATATTGCTTTTGAGAACTTAAAAATATGCTCCATCGTTTTTTCCCTATGAAAATTTATATCATTTTCATACTTTATCAACATTTCTTTTTCTTCTCCAGAAACTTCTAATTCTTCATAATTTATATTAAAAATACTTTCTATTTTAGCCACTGTCGGAACTTTTTTGCTATTGCTGTTATTTATACCTAGATTAAATTTCTTTGGCATTATATCCCCTCTCTCGCCAGTATTTCTTCTGCAAGCTTGCTGTAGTCTTTTGCTCCATTTGAAGACGATGCATAATCAAATATCGATTGGTGTGTTATTATACTTTCTGCAAGTGCCACATTTTTCCTAATTATTTTGTTTAAAAGTATTCCTTCAAATTCATCTTCTAATTGTTTTTGAACTTGATCTGATAAAGCGGTCTTTTCTTTTTTTATTAAAATAATCCCGGATATTTCTTTTCCTAATCCCCTAGTAAAGTCAATAGTTGCATTTAATCCTATTAACTCATTCATCCCTGGTATTAATACCGGGTAAACGCTTGATGCATAAATTGCCGAAGTCGTGTATGCATTAAATGCTGGAGCAGTGTCAATAACAACAATGTCATAATATCCTGACACATAATCTAAAAAATCATTGAGTAATTGATAATAATATAGTCCCTGATTTTTTAAATCGCTCATATCTTTTTCAGCATTTGCACCAGCACTGACTAAATGTAAATTTTCTTCTATTTCTTCAGGCTCAAAAGAATTAACTCTTTCAAGCAAATAATCACCTAGTGTTGCATGTAAATTTTCAATATTCACCCCGCAGTTTATTGTCAAGTTTAATTGCGGATCTGTATCAATCGCCAGTGTTCTCATTCCTTTTCTAGCATAATAGTGAGCCAAGTTAAATACTGTAGTTGTTTTTCCTACTCCACCTTTATTATTTGCAATTGCTATTTTTTTCATATTTTCTCCTTAAAATTCATCAATATCTATTGATTCAAGATTTTCTACATCAATGTCATTTGCTCTTAATCCTGCTAACAAGACTCTTCTTTCAATTTCTTTCGTATTCTCGTCTTTTGCTTTTATGAGCATCTCTCTTAAAGCATTTGAAATATAGAAATTTATCTTCTCTACTTTTCTTCCTTTTTTTATAAATTCAAATTCAAATTTTATTTTTGTATTTTTTTCTATGTTTGTTTTAGATTTCTCAATCATACGTTTAACGTCGTTATTTTTATAACTTTTTGGAATATTCATTTTAATTTTAAATTCTTCAAAATCTGTTGAAAATACTCTATTAAATGTTTTCCATCTGTTCAGTAGAATGAAAAGTAATTTTTCATATCTCGAAGATAGTTTTATTAAATCCTGGAGCTCGTGCTTTGAAAATCCCAAATTTTCTTGAATTTCAAAGAAATACTTTTGAAATTCTTTTTTTATTTTTATTGTTACTTTCTCATCTTCTTCGATTAGCATATCAAAGAAATTGATTGTAACAAATGCTCCTGGATTGGCCAGAATTTTCCCTGTTTCTTCATCAATTATTTGTTCCATCGTCTTATATCTGATTGATTGTCTTGATAAACTTTTTATCAAGTTAGTAAAATCTTCAGATGTAAGATTGCTCGTTTTTATTGATTTTTTTATATCTTCTTTTTGAAATTCTATTATTTTTGAATTTCTTTGCATCTGAAATATAATTGCAAAAAATAAATCTAACTCTTTCTGCTTATAATCCAGCACAAATTTATCTACAAATTCATTTTGATAAGTTACTATTTCTTTTCTATTTTTCATCACTTTTCTCCATTTTTCTTACTCCGAATCTTTCGTACTTTAGTTGCTTCAATTTAAAGCAGTATTTCTCAACTCTCCAAATTCTTCGCAATTAATTTTCCAAATTCTTCGTAATTTCAGCTTTTTCTATATTTCCGAATTCTTCGCAGTTTTATTACTAGAATTTAAGCTCTTATTTTTCAAAGCTCCAAATTCTTCGTAGTTTTTCCAAATTCTTCGCAGTTCTAATTCTCTTAAGATTTTAATCTAATGTTTGCAGTACTTCCGCTAATTCTTCCGAATTTTTCGCACTTTCCAAATTCTTCGCAGTTAAATTCTAAATCTTTCGCAGTTTTTTCTAAATCTTTCGCAGTTATCTCCAAATTCTTCGTAATTATTTCTTTCTAATTCCTAATATTATTAAGTTTTTCCTTGCTTAATAATATTAATAATTATAATAAAAGTAAATAAGATTTTACAACTCTTCCATTAATTTTAGAAAAGCTTCTGCTCTAGATTTCAATCTTTTTGATTTCTTATATTTTTCAATCTTTTCAACAGCATATTGTCTTTCTTTTTCTGTAAGTGTTATAGTAAAAGTTTTAATTCTTTTTTCTTTATCACTTAACTGCTTTCTTCCAGCTCCTTCTCTTTTTCCACCTTTTTTCTTATGCTCTTCAACCATTTTTTCTCCTATAGTCTCAAAAACTAACTAAGTTCTTTTACATAATACTTTCCATCATATTTATCAAATACAAAATTCATTCTAAATTCTGCTGAAACTACAACTAAATAATTTTTATGAGCTAAAAATCTGAAATTCTGTATTTTACTTTTAATTTTAAGTATTTCAACAACTTGTTTTATTGCTTTTGAAAATGTATTTTCTTTTACTTCAACAAAATCTTCTTTTGTTATTTTTTCCATATAGATCACTCCACTTCTTGTTTTTTTTATAAGCTTCTGTTATAATCTATATACGAAGATTATAACAATTTTCGAACTTTTAGTAAGAACTTAAGTCTTGCTCTAGCCAGCAAGGCTTATTTTTTTGTCTATTATACACCCATTTATCAAAATATACCTCCTTTCACATTAATATTATACCATACTTTTTGAAAAAACCAAGCTATTTTTTCAATTTTTTTATAAATTAAACTTAATATAAAACAAAAAGAGCCAATTAAGGCTCTATATTTTAATTATTCAAAGTAAACTCCCCACCATGACATTTCTGCGTTAATCTTATCAAATGCTTGTTCTAAATCCTCAACGCTGTCTGCATTTTCTATTTCTTCTTTTATGTTATTTTTTAATTCTGCAAAATTGTCCCAATTATTTTCAGTTTCATCTAACCAATCTAGCAAGTTGTCAAGTTCATTTATTATATGTTCTTTTATTTCTGCCAAATTTCCTTCTTTTATTACTCTTTCTTCTCCGTTTTCTTTAATTAACACTTTCATTTTTACCACTCCTATTTTTTATTTTTTTTCAAGAGGTCTTTTTCTTCCTTCCTCTATCTTGATATTATTATACTATACATTTTATCTATTGTCAATAGTTTTTGATAAAAAATATTTATTTTTTAAGATAAATTTCTACAAGGTTAGATATTATCTTATTTTTTGTAGTTCCGTTTGTTTTTGCATTTTCTTCAAGTCTGTCCCACAGCTGTTTTTGTAAGGACACAGACTTGCTTATGATTTTAAGCTCAGGATCTGCTTTCTTTCTTCCGCTACCTTCGGGTTTTGGTCTCCCTTTTTTTGCACCTCTCGTTTCCATAATTTTCTTTCACCTCCTTTATTATAATTTACCCTAATTTTTATCAAATGTCAATAGTTTTTGAAATAAAAAATGACCATTTTATTGGACATCTACTTTAGAAAAATACTTTATTTTTTATATTTTGCCAACATCTTTTTATAAAAAAATAAGAAAATTTTTGCAATGAAAAAAGGGCAGCCATTACTGACTGTCCTATATGAAAATTCTTATTCCTTTTTTTATCTTTTCTTTATTAGCTTTTATAGTGTCATCTGTTTCTTCAAATACTCCAAAACGATCAAATCCTACAATTAGAACTAATACTACTGCATTAGTTGCAATTAAAAGCCACAAATCTTCTCTTTTAGATTTTTCCTCTATATAATTAAAAAGCTGCTCAGGGTATTGATTCCTTAATTCTGTTCTTATTACTGTTAAATTCTGTTTTCTTTGATAACCTCTTAATTTTAAAGTCAGGACAGAATTTAAAAAAATAAGTCCTAACATTACTAGAAGAAATTTACGGCTTCTGTGATATATTTTCATTTTTATCGCCTCGCTTTTTGACAAACCCAAACTTTTCAAGTAAAAGTTCAAGAAAACCAGTGCTAATACCGTATCTTTTTTGATTTATAGTTTCTACTATTGCTTCACCAAAAAATCCCAAAAGAGGACTTAATGGATAAAGAAATTTAGTTTCAAAATGTCCAATTATTTTATTAAATGAAAGAGCAATTGACATTGTCATCCCAGCAATTGCAACTCTCTTAAAAATTGGTTTTACTGGTTTGTTATCAACTATTCTTTGAGAAACTACACCAAAGAGTACACCGCTAAAGAACAATATAATAAAAAGTCCGTGATTATTAATTATTTCCTGTAAGTCATGTAACATTAATTGCCTCCTGAAGTTATTTGTTTAAGTAATAAATAAACCCTGCCCGTGCAATCAATTCTCTGTTACCTCGAAAATTATCTTTATAATTAATGTCGGCATATATATTACTACGGCTATAATCTCTTTTGTAATCAATTATATTAAAATTACTTCTATTAGTATCAGTAATAGAGAATTTTCTATTCTCTACTACTTTTTCTATTGTTTTATTTACTACTTTATCAGTTGTTTTATCTATTATTTCTTCTTTTTTTTGCTCCAGTTTTGCTTTTATTCTTCCATTGCTGGAGCTTTTGCTAAACCCTCCTGCTTGTCCTCATTTAGCTTTCTTTCAATCTCTCTAGCAATAGCATTTTCATCTATCAATTTATCTATTGCGACTCTTTGTTTTTCGGGGAACATTTTTAAAACTTTATTTTGAACAGTTAGAACAGCTTGAACTAATCTCTCATGATTTGGCTTGATGCCTTTAAGCATGTCTCCATAAGCTATTCCCTGCGGAATAAACTTAAGTATATATTTAGATATTTTTCTTTTGAGAAAATACTTATGTCCATTAATTACAATTAAAGATAATCCTCTTGCTATCAGTCCAGCTACTGCTACTGCTACTAAATTTGTTAAATTTACTCCAAATTGATTTAATACATTTGTCAGTATATTCATTTTACATCTCTCCTTTAAAATAATTTTTTACTGCTGACACATAATATTTTGCCAGTTCTTTTTTTGTTGCTTCTAACACTTCCATATCATTTTTGTTTGTTACAAAACCACTTTCTACAATAATACATGGAGTTGTTGTTTTATAAAGCAACGCCCAGCCCCTATCTCCTTTGACACGTGGCTTTATTCCTCTATTTCTTAAGTGCGTCGCTTCAATATTTGCCTCTTGCATGAATTCCGCTAATTCTTTACTCTTTTCAGAAGTATGCCAGTATAACATTTCAGAGCCATGTCCTGTTTCATCTGCCGCATTCAAGTGAAACGACAATGTTACATCGCCTTTATTTGCCAAATCATTAATTTTACCAGGTAACCCAGTATAATAGTCCTGATAAACTATAGCGTAATCCAAGCCCTGCTCATTGCATTCTGGAACAATATAGTTATTTACAAAGTCCTTATTCCACTCATGCTCCTCAAATCCGTTCCCACATGCCCCTGGATCCTTTCTAACCCCTCCATGTCCTATATTTAATATCACTTTTCTCATTTTATACCAGCTCCTTTTCAATAAATTTTTCTTTTGTATTTACTCTGTTTAACCAACCTTTTAAAAATCCTTCCTGTGAAGGATCTTTTGCTGCAAGATTTTTATAAAAAGTTCTCTGCATTTCATGATATTCCTTTAAAAATGCTTCAGGATCTATTGCATTTATTGCTTCTAGTGTTTTGTTTCCTATTATTCCATCTATAATCAGATTAGCTCCAAATTTATTTGCTACAATCTGAGCTTTTTTAATTCCTTTTCCTCCTGAATTAACAGCCCAGTCAAATATTGATAAAGCCACTCTATCATCTGTTATTTTGTCAATATGATTTCCACGATAGTATACTTTTTCATATATTTTTTCTGCATCTGACTTTTTAAAATCTCGCATATCTCCAGTATAACCAAGATACTTTTTAGCATCATAATGTGTTATCCCGAAGTTTGTTGCTCCACCTCTATCATTCTCGTCATTAGTATAACCTCCTTCAACTTCGAAAATATAATCTAAAAATTTTTTGAATCTATCCATTTTAAACCACTTCCTTTTCAACTTTCTTTATGTCTTTTGTCAATTTTGCAATTTCTGTTTTCAGAAGATCCATTTCTGATTTTATCTCAGTAATTCTTTCTTCAGTTTCTGTTATGTCAAATCCAAGAGTTTCAAATTCTGATTTCTCCTCTTCTTTTTCTTCTAACTCCTTCTTATATTTAATATACTCTTGCTGTTTCTGATATCTCAGTTCTTTTAAATATTTCAATTTTTCTGCCTTGTCTTCTGCCCAAGTACTAGAATCCTTATCCCAGATTGAATAGCTGTTTGGTCTTTCAATTTTCTTAATTTCATTATTTTCTAAATATTCTCCATCTTGAAGAATAATAATGCCTTCTTTTATAAGCTCTTCCAATGTTTTTTCTTCTATTTTCCCATTTCTCACAATAGGATATTTTATTTCTTCAAAAGTCCAATAATTAACGCCTTCTTCATATTCTGAGCAATATTTCAAAATATCTGTTAAAAAATCTTCTTTTGAAGGAGCTAGATAGACACCTAGCAAATTCCCATTTGAATCATATAGAAAAATTTTTTGTTCCATATTATCAATCCTTTCTTATTTTAAAAATCCTTTCCTGATAGCAAGAATTTTCTCTCTTTTTTCTTTTCCTGATAATTTTTTTATATAGTGCTTTTTAGTGACATCCACGCCATTATGATTGGCAAATTCAGAAGCTATATCTATGTTTCCAATATTTGCAAGCAAGTTAATGCTTGTTTTTCTTAAAGTGTGAGGATATAAATTTTCAATTTCCAGTAATTTTCCCATTTTTTTTACTCTGTCCCGGATTGTACTTTTTGACATTTGGTTAAATGTCTTTCTATATTTTGTCACTAATAAATACTCTGAAGATATTTTATTTTTTTCCCGGTATTTAATTAATTGTTCTAGAATATTTTTCGTTGTTTCAAAAAATATTAAATCTACAAGTTTATTTTCCTTTTCTTTTACATTTTTTATCACTCCGTTTTCTAAATCAAGTTGAGATATTTTTATGCTTTGTAATGCAGATATTCTGCATCCACTATCTAATAATAGTTCCCATATTAGTCTATCTTGTAAATCAAATTTATTAATCATTTCCAGTTTTAAAGATACTGTTAAAATATCTGTATAACTCAAATAATAATTATTTCGTCTTTTTTCTATATCTGTTACTTTTAATCGATCTAACTTTTCCCGGAAAGGATGAGTATTAATTAATTCTCTTTTTACACTCCAGATAAAAAAGCTGGATATAGCTGTCAATTTATTGTTGACAGTCTGAGCGTTATTTTTTTTAATTTCTCTACAGTAACGGATGTATCTTTCTAAAATGCTTACAATAACTTTCATAGTATCTTTACTGAGCAAATAACAATTATTTTCATATTTTTTAATATAATCAATAAATTGTTTCATATTATTTGAGTAAATCTTATAAGTTGTATTTTTTGTTGCTTCATTTCTTGCTATACAGCTATTCAGATATTCCTCGTAAATTCTCCAATTCTTGTTATTTTCCATTTGCATCACTCCTATACTTTTATTTTTAAGTATAGCTTATGTGAGTAAATTGGAAAATTTATTCGAAACTCATCAAATTAGTTTACGAAACAATATCCCGGTCGGAAAAGTTTTTGAGACAACAATAAAATTTCCGACTAGACCCTGCAAAGTTTTTTACAATGTGTATACTGGTAACACTCAATTAGTCGACTTAAACAATGCTTCTCAGTACTCAAGCAGTGAAATAGTTGTTAATTTAGGAGTGTCAAGAAACGGATTTTTGCAATATTCGATTGCTAAAAACACCTCGAGCATAGATGGAAGGCACATCTATGTTATGTTTGTATTTTAGGTAAAGTAAGCAACTGTAATTTTTATATTAGCTGCAGGAATAGCTGATAAATTGCCTTGGCATCCTACTAATATTCGATTTGATTGAATATCTAAACAATTATACTCTATCCAACTGCCGAGGTTGTGGTTCGTAACTGATATTATTTTGTTCATTTTAATATGACTTGGTAACGTTACTGCCCATTCTGTTATATTTTGTGCAGAAAGATACCCTAAAAGTTGATTCATTGACAAAACTTCAACTTTGAATAAATTTTCCAATTTGTCCGA